GTTCGTCGCGGTAACCAGGGATGTATACAGGGAGAAACCCCTATCGAGTTTCTGAACAAGATTCAGAAGGTCGCCTTTACTCTTAATCCATTTGTAGTAAAGGTTGCAGAAGAACTAGATAGATTGGAACGAGCAGTAGGTAAGTTCCTTCCTATTGTCAATCATGAGTTACCTCCCAAGCCTGTAGATATTGCAGAGAACAAAGAATCTCGTAAGAAGTACAGACATGAGGCGGCTCAGGCAATGAACTTGAACGCACAAGAGTTTAAAAAGTCTTGTCGTACAAGGATGACTATGCAGGCAGTGAAGAGGTTCAAGGACGTACCTAAGTTCTATATTCCGTGGTCTTTTGATTACAGAGGTAGAGCTTATCCTATTCCTGCCTTTCTTACCCCACAAGATACAGACTTTGGAAAAAGTTTGTTAGTCTTTGCTGAGGGGTCTTATATGACCGACGAAGCAGAACAATGGTTAGCCTTTCAAGTTGCTACTACATACGGTCTTGATAAAGCACCGATGTCTGAACGACTAGAATGGGCAAAGAATAACCATGATTTATTCACAATCATAGCCACAGATCCCGTCAGTAATTTACACTTATGGGAAGATGTAGAAGAACCTTGGCAGTTCTTAGCAGCTGTGGAAGAGTATTATCATTGTGTCGTAATTGCCGACAGGCAATTTACACGTCTTATGGTGGCAACTGACGCTACCTGCTCAGGTCTACAAATCTTAGCAGGATTAGCACGGGATAAGTCCACCGCAAGTCTTGTTAATGTTCTGCCTGGCAGTGAGCCTCAAGACGCATATAAGGTAGTCAGTAAAGTTGCTGCACCTAATTGTCCTACATCTATCCAACCTTACATGGATAGGAAAGTGGTCAAAAGGGTGGTCATGACTGTTCCTTACAACGCTAAACCTTACAGCAATCGCGGTTACATCCGTGAAGCACTTGCTGAAAAGGAAGTAGAGATAAGTAAGGAAGATCTTACTGCTACTGTTAAAGCAGTAAGGAAGGCTATGGAGGTTGTCGTTCCTGGTCCTATGGCTGTTATGTCCTGGATTGAACAGGAGGTAGCAGCAGCAATCAAATCAGGTAAAGAGTACTTAGAGTGGACAACACCTTCTGGGTTTGTTGTTCATCAGAAACTAAACAAGAAAGAAGTTGTTCGCCTTCAACTTCAACTTCTTGGCACCTGTGAAATGCAGGTAGCTGTAGGTGACACAGACGAGGTTGATGTCAACCACCACAAGAACGCTACAGCTCCTAATCTTATCCACAGTCTTGACGCTAGCCTGTTACACCTAAGTGTCCCCTGTTTTGATGCACCGATTGCTCTTATCCACGATTCTGTGCTTTGTCGTGCAACGGACATGTCCTCCTTGTCTGCTATTGTGCGAGAAACCTACATGCACCTATTTGCAGTGCATGATTACTTGAACACCTTTGCTCAACAAATAGGAGCAAAGACTGAACCACCGATTGTAGGCGACCTAAAGCCTGAGTCGGTTATCAAATCCACCTACTTTTTCTGTTAATGGCACGTACCATCCACAAAACCGAACAGCCTGTTGTCCTTGAAGGTTACCAAGCTGTACTGAAGCCGGGTAAGTTCGGCTACAAACTGTCTGCTCTTGTTGATCAGGCAATTGTTGACAAGCTCGAAGATGAGCGCACTGAAGTCCTCAAATGGGCAGAGGGTAAGCTCAAGAACCCTAAGCGTTCCACTCTCAAGCCTGAGCCTTGGGAAGAAGTGACTGAGGGTAAGTATCAAGTTAAGTTCAGTTGGAACGATGAAACTCGTCCCCCTGTTGTTGACAGTGAGGGTACGTTGATCACTAACGAGGATACGCCGCTGTACGGTGGCTCTAAGGTCAAGCTGGCATTCCACCAGAAGCCTTACATCCTCAAGGACGGTGTAACCTACGGCACTAGCCTCAAGCTGGTGGGAGTCCAGGTGATCGCCCTTAACACCTCTGCTGGTGTTGACACTGGTGACATGGATGAAACCGATGTTGCCGAACTGTTCGGCAAGACCACTGGCTTCAAAGCTAATGACCCGAACATTACTTCCAACGACGAAACCACCGACGAAGACGACTTCTGATGTTTAGATCAGGCTTGGAGGGCAAGGTCGCTGACCTTCTCTCCAGCTTGAAGGTGAAGTACACTTACGAAGACCGCAAAGTTCCTTATCAACTGCAATGCAACTACATACCCGACTTCCATTTGATCAATGGTGTCTTTCTCGAAGTGAAAGGACGCCTGACGAGCGAGGACCGACGGAAGATGATCGCAGTGAAGAAATGCAATCCCGAGTTAGACATACGCTTCGTCTTTCAAGCACCATTTAACAAGATCTACAAAGGATCTAAAACCACCTATGCGAAGTGGTGTGAGAAGCACGACTTTCCGTGGTGTTCATATCAATCCATTCCTATTGACTGGCTCACATGACTGACTACAATTCTCCTGAGAATTACGCGGACTTGTTTGCTGATATTCTAGCCGACATTGATGCTGAAGATCCTTCTTACGGTGATAACATTGTAAAAGGTTTTTTCTTAGCCCTTGAAGATTGGCTCGCTTACCACCAGAAACAGACAGATGCATACACACAACTCCGAGAGCGAGTTCGTGAGGCACTTGCCATGTGACACGTGTGGCTCATCAGATGCAAGTTCTTTGTATTCTGATGGGCACACCTTTTGTTTTGCATGTAACACTTACACCCCTGGAGAAGGGGAAGTTGTTCACAATCATAAAATGACCACCAATGTACAATTACGTGGCTCAGCCGAACGGCTGCAGAAACGACGTATCTCCCAAAAAGTCTGTCAAAAGTACAGAATCCACAAAGATGGAGACGTTCTACGATTCTCTTATTTCAGCGACTCTGGAGTTCTTCAGGGTTGCACAGTAAAGACCAAAGACAAAGTATTCACCTATGAAGGACAAGTCCCCGGTACCCTCTTTGGACAACATCTC